GAGGAGCCCGCGCTCGAAAGTGCGATGCTAGAAGGTCTTGATGACGACGACGTAATCGAGATATCTGAATCTGCTCTTCGCAATGAAATTGCGCGTCTTCGTTCTCTTCGTCTCAAGAAAGAGGGTAAAATGCCTCTTGATGCGTTCGGCGGTGGAGAAGATGCCGGTGAGCCATTTGTTGACGGCGAAGTTACGACCAAAGATGGTCTTGAGAGTTCTGACGACTCAGCCAAAATGTCTGAGTCTGTAATGGGTGAAGAGGAAGAGTCTCTTGATGAGCTCGGCCTCAAACGCAAAGAAGATGAATTTGGTTCGGAAGATGCCAACCAGCACTCTGTTAGAGCAGAGTCAAAGAAAATGTCAAAGCCAGCAGTGGCTAATCGCGGAGCTCGTCAGCTCCGTAGCGAGAGCGTCGCTAATCGCCGCTCACCTCAAGTTGCGGATAAAAACTCTGAGGCTGAATCTCTCCGCAGAAAATTGAATGAGTCAAATTTGTTCAATGCGAAGCTAATTGCTTCAAACAAGCTTCTCCAGAATGAGTCGCTTTCAGCGAAACAGAAGCGTTCAGCTATTGAGCGCCTCGACGACGCCGAATCGGTTCGTGAGGTTAAGCTTGTGTATGAGAGCATTGTTAGAGCTCTCTCCGGTCGTAGAAAGGTCGATGAGAGCAGAGTGATTGGTTCGAGTTCGAAACCAGTTGGTCGTTCTAGCGCGGCTCCCATGAACGAGTCAGTGGATAATTCTGATGACTCGCAAGTCGCTCGCTGGCAGGTGCTAGCGGGTCTTAACAAGAAGTGATTTATAAAGAGAATCAAATTAGGAGAAAAGATTCAATGAAAAAGCCTCTTTCACTAGCCCAACTTACTGAGGGCATTAAACAACGTGACGTCAGCGAAGAGTCTGCACGTCTTATTGAGAAGTGGAACCGTACAGGTCTACTTCGTGGTCTCGATGGTCAGAAGCGCGAGAATATGTCTCGTCTTCTTGAGAACCAGGCGGCACAGGTTCTTCGCGAGTCTGCTGCTATTTCAACTGGCGCCGGTGGTCTTACGAGCTCCGGTCAGATCCAGGGCTTCTCGAGCATCGCGTTCCCAATCGTCCGCAGAGTATTCGGCGGCCTAGTTGCGAACGAGATCGTTTCGATCCAGCCAATGGCTCTTCCGTCAGGTCTCGTGTTCTACCTCGATTATACGTACGGTAGCAACAACGGTGGCGATGCAGGCTTCGGTCTCAGCAATTCTTCACCGAATGAGACGTATACTCGTGGTACGTCGATCTTTAACAACCCAGCTGGTAAGGGCGTTCGATCGGGCTCGCTCGCGACTGGTGGTATGTTCGACCTCGTCGGTTCAGGTTACTCAAAAGTTCACCAACAGTCACTAGCGCTTTCGGCTTCTAACTTGAACGTCGGCGCCTGGACGGGTGTTTCAGAGGCCTGGTCTGTCGGTGGTCGTGTACAGAGCGATCTTGCCTTCACTGGTACGGTCGGTCGTATGTGCGCCTTTGACAGCCAGATCGGCACCGATCTTGCCACAAATACTCTCGACCTCACGTTCGTTCACCTTCCGGTTTCGACGTTTACGTCTAACCTTCCGAACGCCGACCTCCTTGCGATCGATCAGATTGCGATCACGGGCTTCGGCGCCAACACTGGTGGTGGTTCGACGGCTTGGAACGAGCGTTATCAGGGTGGTCAGGGCGTCCTCAACCTCCGCCGCCTTAACAAGCGTGGTAACTGGGACGGTTCGACATTCACTCCAGATCCTCTCAACGGCGATCACATCCAATTCGTCATTCGTTTGACGAACAGTGGTGCGGTTCCATCAGGCTCGTTCGACGCTCAGAACTTCAAAGTTACAGCTTCTGTGGCTCTTACGGATGCGCTCTCTGTTGATTCAACGACAGCAGCCGCTACAACGATTCCGTCATTTGAAACTGACTTCGGTGCGACGCCTTCACCGGCGATCCCCGAGATCGACATCAAGATTGAATCGATCGCGATCACTGCTGCTACCCGCAAGCTTCGCGCTCGCTGGTCGCCAGAGCTCGCGCAAGACCTCAACGCCTATCACTCGATGGATGCTGAAGTCGAGCTCACACAGATCCTCTCTGAGCAGATTGCTCTAGAGGTTGATCGCGAGATCCTTCAGGACCTCCTCTCACAGGCGAACGGTGCGAACTTCTACTGGTCCAAGCTACCAGGCAAGTTCCTCAACAAGGAGACTGGTGCGGCTGTCGCGCTTGCTTCCTCGCTCGCCGTCGGCCCGGCCTTCACAGGTACGGTCCGCGAGTGGTACGAGACGCTTGTCGAATCAATCATCGACATCGCGAATACGATCCACCGCAAGACGTTACGTGGTTCTGCCAACTTCGTTGTCACGAGCCCAGACGTCTGCACCCTCCTCGAGGCCTCGATTCTCTATAAGCCGAAGCTTTCGATCGACGGTGAAGGTCAGGTTGGTTCACCGTTTACGATCGGTGCGGAGTCAGTCGGTACCCTTAACAACCGTTTCACGGTTTACAAGGATCCGTACTTCCCACGTAACAAGGTCCTCGTCGGTTACAAGGGCGGTTCCTACCTCGAGACGGGTTACGTCTACGCTCCGTATGTTCCTCTCATCGTCACCCCGACGATCTTTGCGCCAGAGGATCTTACACCACGCCGTGGCGTCATGACGAGATACGGTAAGAAGATGATTCGTTCAGACTTCTACGGTACTCTCACCATCCTCGATATGCAGTTCCGCTGATATCTAGGTAGTTAGGAATAACGCAGTTGAAGGCTCCGAAAGGAGCCTTCGCTGTTTAAACTCAATCATAAACACAAAGAAAATATTAGATATGATTATATCACAACTCAGTTACATGGCATAAACTCTTGGACAGAGACATAAATTTCGATAATCATCTATGTTTACTTTGTAACACATTCACTTGTGTCAACAAAAGATCATTATGTAATCATCTTGCAAGGTCTCATAAAGACTTTGGCAAACTTCAACAATATGAACTCAAGTTCTTCTATGGAGGTTCTGTACCGCATTGTAAATGCGAATGTGGAAAACCAGTCGAGTGGCACAATTCATTCAACAAGTTCAACGATTTTATAACAGGACACAATAAAGCCGGTTTCAGTATTAAACAACCAGAACTAACAACAGATCTATTAGAACGTCGTCGCGCAGCGACACGTCTAGCTTATGAACAGCGCGGTGATGAAATCAAAAAGAAAATAAGCGAAAGTCTAAAACGTACGTACGAATCACCAGATTTAAAAGAGAAGTTGTCTGCTAAACAAAAAAATATATGGTCTAATCCGGCGTACAAAGAACGAATGTCCGAAATTAGAAAACGTGTTTGGGCTGAACGACACGACGAGCTCGTCGCCAAAATATGGACAAAAGAAGCACGGAATAAAATATCAGAAGCAAATTTATCTAGAGATACAGAGAGAACATCTAAATCAGAGCAAAGATTTATCGAACATCTTAAATTTGTTTTTGGAAGTCAGAATGTTTTTAAAAAACATCTGAATATTGGATCAGAATATCGATTCCAACCAGATGTCTACATTCAATCTCTAGATGTTTACGTTGAATTTGATGGTGTCTACTACCACGGGCTTCAAAGTGATTCTGAGTGGACTCTGTGTCAGCTACACAATATGACACGTGACATGGTGAAAAACAGAATTGCTGAACGCGGCGACTATAATCTTATACGCATAAAAGAAGATTCTGCATGGTCGAATATACGCGACAAAGATACACTTTTAGATTGCGCTTATTATACTTGTATCAATTCAAATGTAAGCAAGCAATTTGCTACAAAGTTATATGACAATACAATTATAGTCAGTAAGCAATCGTTATTGCAGTTACAAATAAAATTGGGAGATGAAGAGTATAAGAAGTTAATAAAAACAAAATACGTGCCTGAATTGTCTGCATTTCTTTTAGAATACGTCAGATATAACGGATGGATATACCCAGACAAGCAATATTATCCACCGGTCATTCCGAAAGAAATACAAGAGATTTGTTTAAAGAATATACCTTTGATACCCAATGCTGCAAGTAAGAATAATCGATGGCTCAAGTCACGGTTCAATTCCTATTGGGATGTCTTAGACGGCCCACATAAACTGTTTGAAAAGAAAATACACGATGTGTTGCTTTATAGGCTTGGTTGTAACAACTCAAAAAGAAATTATCTTGTGGACGGTATTAATCACGAATTAAATGAAACATTCGATTTAACTCTTAAGGAAATAAGAAAAGGGTTTCAAGTTCAAAGACTTGTTCCATCGTTTTTCAATTCAGATTCAGCATTCTATATTTGGAAATTTTTATGTGGTGACAATAAAAATCCCGTTGTCTGGGATCCTTCCGGTGGGTTTGGTGGAAGGATGTTAGGATTTTCGATGGCTTTCCCGGCTGGCAAATATTATTGTTGTGAACCCGCTGAATCAACTAGAAAAGACTTGATATCTTTATCTTCTGAGCTTGGATTAAATTCACTTATTTCTGATTTTGGAAGTGAGAATATTTCATTTGACGAAGACGTTGTTTTCGATGCTATCATGACTTCTCCTCCATATTGGAATAAAGAAAAATATTCTGATTCAGATGGACAATGTTGGAAAGTATATAAAAACGAACAAGAATGGGAAGAAATTTTTCTTTATCAGACATTTAAAACAGCATATAAACATCTTAAATCAGATGGAAAAATGCTTATTAATTTTGACATAGAACGAAATGATTCTTGCATAAGACAAGCGCAAAAAGCAGGGTTTCTATTGGTAGAAACACGAAAATTTTCGTGGGGAAGAGACCATTTCGATAGAAATTTGAACAGAGAAACAAAAGATAGAGAAGTTTTGTTGCTTTTTTCAAAATCTTGAACTTTGCCAGTTAAAATATTAAAATCATATACATGAGAGAGTATAAGAATATCGATGCATATGTCACTGAAAAGTGGTCTCACCGTCTTGCATCGCGGTATTATGCGTCTGTCGGAATGGGGTGGATAGACATCGTCAACAGAGCATTTCTTTATTTGGAGAGTCTTGGAGTTCCTTACAAAGTATGCGACATAAAAGAAAAATTCGGCGGTCTCAGATTCTATTTCGATTTCATAGATGACAGGATTCCAGAGGGTGAAGAAGGTCATATTGTCGATGTCGATCAGATTACATGGAACACTGCATATTCTGAGATACACAAACTAGAAGCTGAATCTTTTTACGTGTGCGAAGATTGTGGTGACCCTGGAGAGCGTTATGCAAAAGGCGGATGGATTAGGACTCTCTGCAAGGCTCATCAGAAATAATCTGTGTGAGAAATAGTAAAAGTAATTGTTTGCCTTCATCTTTTAGATGATGAACGCATAATTAATATCAATTCTCGATAACGTTTTCCTGTTGTTGAGTATTATGTTATAAAAGGTAAACAATGTCTCAGAATATTCTTATTACGACGGGTTCTAAAAATCTTTCATTAGATGCTGTTCTAGACCAGCTCAATAGCGGATATCTTAGAATTTATGACGGTACCCGCGCTACAGATCCAAACACAGCTATTGGTTCGCAAGTTCTTTTGGCCGAGCTTACATTTGGATCGACGGCTTTTGCAGCTGCAAGCGGCGGTTCAAAAACAGCAAACGCTATTACAAAAGATAGCGCTGCTAATAATACGGGTACAGCTACGTGGTTTAGATGTCTTAAATCTGACGGGACGACAGCTGTTATTGATGGAAACGTTGGAACAAGCAATGCAGACTTGATAATGCCAACGACAAGTATAGTCCAGAATGCTGAAGTATCAGTGACTTCTCTGGTATTCTCTTATCCGTGATAAATTATGGCAATTACGTCTTGGGACGGAATCATCTCTGCGTGGACAGGTGGATCGGGAAGTGCCGGTACGCCTGTCGGTCAAATTATACCTTTTTATAAAGGGTCGACTGGCACACCGTCAGCATATACACCACATTCTTTGTGGCGCGCGGCCGGTCAACCGACAACTGGTACTTTACCTACGTTCGGATTATCAAATGGCAGACTTTGTAAACGAACAAGCGGTATAGGCGGAATTGGATTTTACCCTGCACCCGCAGGAAAAACGAATTATCTTATAAGCGCGGGTGTTGGAAATACATCAACACTGACAAATTTCTATATATTTGATAGAATAGCTGATTGTTATACTAGTCATACTGGAACTGGTGCAGTTACCGGTTTAGATGCAACTAGCAGATTGCAAGCTGGCCAGGGTGCGCAAATTTGGATAGAAGTTATAAATAATTTGTCTGCTGCATCCAATACATTATTTTTTACGTATACGAATCAGGATGGTGTTACAAAAACAACACCAGATTTTACCACAACTGCTTCATCGACCGCAGGTCGAGCAGTAAATAACTCAAGAATGTTTGTTCCATTGGCCGCAGGTGACAAAGGCGTCAGAACAATTACAAATGTTGGTTTGAGGACCGGTACTGCAACAGGAGATATTTGTATATGTCTTGTTAGACCACTTGTCAGTATATTATCTCACGGTGTCTGTATGATATCAGATCATGATTTGCTTTTGCAGCACCCTCAATGTCAAAGACTATATGATGAGTCCTGTTTAATGACAGTTTGGTATAATCCAACAGCTGCTGTTACTACTGCTTTTAACGGATTTTTGAGAATTGTTGCCGCGTGAATAATGCCAATTTTTGTAAACGATATTATAAATGCACAGTTTTCTGATTCATCAGAGAGAATCTTTTACGAAAAAACGGCTGCAAACTTTTCTGCAAATTTAATTACGTCAGCTTGGATAATAAACGGTCACCCGACATCTGGTTCGTATGGCTCCGTTGGTCTAGCAAATGGAAGAGTCTGTACACAAGCTACAAGCGGTGCGCTTATTTTTACGACAGCCTCTAATGGTAAGGAAGTCTATCTGTTAGAAGTGCAGATGTCTCAAATAAATTCATCTGCATATGCTGGTAGCTTAAATGTTCTTGATAGAATATCTGACTGTCTTGTTTTACATTCGTCTTCTACTGGAGCTATAACAGGATTAGACGCTACTAGTAGACTTGACGATACTGCAGGTCTAGGAGATGGCGCTCAAATAATGATCGAGACGCAATCTAATTTTTCTGCTGCTCCGAATTCATTCAGAATTCAATATACAAACCAAAATGGTTTAACTGGCAGAATAACGCCCGTTTTTACAACGAGATCTTCTTCACTTGTTGGTAATATAGCGACAGACAGACTTTTCGTTCCGCTACAATCGGGAGATACTGGTGTACGCTCAATACAAGCAATTACTCAGTCAACAGGTACTGCCACGGGGCAGATGGCTATATGTCTTGTTAAACCGGTATACGATCTTATGATAGCATCTGCTGCCGTTACAAACTATAAAACTACGTTTGGAGATCTTTATCAATTACCGAAAATAAACGGTAATGCTTGTTTGATGTGTGTATTTGGTGGTGGTGGCACAGGTGGTTTCGCCTTTTTTACAGAATTTACTTTTTTAAGAATTTGAATGGCACCGACTTATCAAGATCAAATAGTTGAAGCTGGGTTTTTTGATAGATTTCAAAGAATTCATGTATCAAAAACTTCTATCAGTGGAGTTCCACTTAAGTCTGCGTGTTCTATGTGGCCGGGTACTGGGCAGCCAACAACAGGATCATATGGGTCTGTTGGTTTGGCAAATGGTCGTGTCTGTAATCAGTCTACGAGCGGTGCAGTAAATTTCAATACTTCTTCTGCCGGTAGAGGTCTTTATTTGATCGGATTAACAATGGCCGGGATATCATCTACAAATGCATTGGGCGCCTTTACAATTGTAGATAGAATATCGGACTGTCTCGTTTTACATTCGTCTTCTACAGGTGCTATCACTGGGTTAGATGCAACAAGCAGACTTGGTGCTACGACTGGTTCTGGTGATGGTGCGCAAATAATGATCGAGACACAGTCAAATTTTTCTGCGGCATCTAATACATTCCGAATTCAATATACAAATCAAAACGGGATTACTGGCAGAATAACACCAATATTTCAAACTTTGTCTTCTTCGTTAGCAGGGAATCTTGGCATAAACACGCTTTTCGTTCCACTACAATCGGGAGATACTGGAGTACGTTCAATACAGGCAATTACACAATCAACAGGAACGGCGACGGGACAAATGGCAATTTGTCTTGTTAAGCAATTAGTTGATGTTCCTATGTCACAAATTGGTACGCTTGTTCACAGAGATATGATAGCAGATCTTCAATTTTGTCCTCCAGTCAATAATAATGCATGTTTGAATATAATATTTTATACGACAGCAGCCTCAACTGAAAATTTGATTATGGATATAACATTAGCGGAGATATAAATGGGTTTTAATTCTGTAGATGACGTATTTCAAATAGCGCAGAATGGACAATTGATCACTGTTCCATTTTACCGTGTTATGCCATCAACAACGACAGCAAATTTTCCGCATACAATGTATACATCTACTGGTTTTCCAATTTTTGGAGCCACGACAGGTATATATCCGGCAGTTAGTAAAACAGCACAAATATTGTCACAATCTAATACAGGTTCTATACCATTTCCCAAAGCTGGAACTGGCATGTCAAATCATCTTGTTGGTTGGTCTGCAACGCCAAACTCACAAGGTGGAACGTTTATGCTTGTAGACAGAATTGTGCAATGTCAATTAAGTCAGAGTGAAACAAATGGTAGTTTTACTGGATTTTCTGCCGTCGATAGATTAAGCCCAATAGGTTATCCCGGTTCCGGTGCGCAGATATGGTGCGAAGTAAGCAACGTTTTTGGCGGCGCAAGAACAATATTTTATTTTACTTATACGAACCAAGACGGAACAGGAAGCCGAACAACCCCACAAATCCTAACGCGTCCTTTAGCAGTTGTCGGTTCTTCTATATTACAAACTTCTGGCACATTTATACCACTGCAAGATTCTGATACTGGCGTTAGATCAATTGAAAGTATCACGATGGTTTCTGCGTCTGGTCCGACGACCGGAAGATTTTGTGCTGCTCTTGTAAAACCAATTGCATTTTTGAGCTATAACCAAAATGCTACTGGTGTTGCAAATCATGAAACTGATTTCGTCACTCAGATACCTGCACCCGAAGAAATTCACGATGACGCCTTTTTGACGTTTATTTCATGGATTACTGCAGCAGCAACATATTCTATTCTAGGACAACTTAGGTTTGCTGCTAAATGAGTATTGGACGTGGATCTGGTTTATCTGGCGTTAATAAATCAGCGCAGGTAAGCAGTCTACGTAGTGAATGGTCATTTAGAAATAAAAATCCGTTAAATAGAAATGCGCTTCAAAGTCCAGTCTGGCCGATGCAATTCGGCGGCACGTCTGTTTCTTATACAACTGCGTCGTTTAATCCAGCATTATCATCATCTGCAGTCGGTGCAGTAAATTATCCTGTATCTGGTGCAATAAGCTTTAATCTTCTTTTAACAAGCACTACAAGTACAGCAACACTTAATTTTCCTACATCTGGTACGTCTTATTTACCCGCTATAATTGGTACTGGATCTGGAGATACTGTAGCTTCTGGTTCTGGAGCATTTTTTGCTTCTGGAAGTACGTTCTTACCAAGAATAATTGTTAGTACGTTTAATGCAACGGAAACTTTCACTGCAACGGCTTCCACGAATCTTCCGCGGATCAGCGGCTCTGCCGCTGGCACGGAAACTTTCACGGCTACTGGTGCAGATACTCTCAGATTAATCAGCGGCTCCGCCGCTGGT